CGCTGGCAGCCAGTCCGTCAATCACCGCCGTGACACGCCCTTTATAGCTTTTGAGCAAATTGTGAATAGCATGTGCCGCAAACACATCACCGCCGCCGCTGTTAATGCGTACGGTAACATCTCTGCCACCCAGCCCGTTAAGATCCTGGGCAAACTGCTGCGGCGTTGCCTCATCACCAAACCATGATCGCTCTGCTGCGATTGGTCCATAAATCAATATTTCAGCGTCGCCACTAACATCATTCCTCACCTGCCAAAATTTTTCCATCATTATCACCTCCATTCCCACCAGTATTATCAGCCTTAGGCGGTTCTAATCCTTTAGCTCGCCACGTCTGCTGCTCTATAGCGATTTGATCAATATTACTATCGTAGTCAGTGCCCGTAAGTTCCGCAGATTCACGTTCACCGGTAGAGAAACCATATTTTACGCGTAAGGCCGCGCCAGTTACCTCTTTTACCGGATCCAGCATCCCCATAACAGGGCCAAACCAATCAGCATTACTCCATGCCTTAGTTATGATTGGATCACTACCATATCCAGGAGCGCTAATTCTTCCGATAGCAACCGCCTCTGCCAGCCAAGCTTCATAAACAGGCTGACAAAAATCACGTGCAAACCAGGTACGTCTGGTTTTAAAATTACTGGCAGCTTGTAATAATGCCCCACGTGCCGCAGAGTATGAAGATTGAAAACGACTAAGTAACACCTCTGCCGGTGTGCCAATAGCTGCACCGATCTGGCTGATCATCATATTTGTAAATGGTTCAAAAGTTGACATTGTACGGCTTGCGTCCATCGACTTTACATCGACACCAGGAGGCAGCAGATTAAGCGTTCCCGGACCAACTTCAACATGAGCCAGGTCTTCTGGTGTTACGGCTTCCGCTTGACCATAAGTTGAACTTAGAACATCATTCATATCATCAATATTGTTATTAGTCGTAAAAAACAAAGTATAAAACGATTTAATGATGGCAGCCGTAAGCTCCGCATTAGTATAGCGGCTGACCTGCTTCAATACCTCGATCACCGGCGCCAATATTGGTACGCCTCTGTACTGCTCTGGTCGTTCTTCATGCGATATCTGCAAAATATTTGGCCGACCACTTAACTTGCCAAATGCTTCCACTCGCTGCCACTTTAAAACTGCGGCAGGATCACTTAAATCAAAAGGTACCCTGTTTGCGACCCAATAAGCCACAACAGCCCCATCTGAATCTATTTCAATACCGTTGATAATACGATTCCCGTTTTTATTATTAGTCATTTCAACATCGTAATAAGATGGAGAACCATACGAACCACTGCTGTTTGGGTTACAGACCCTACTGGCCTCAAAAAGCTGTACTCTCAAACAATACGGATTATCAGGCACCGGCCTGCGATACTTGATCGCTGCCCATCCGTCACCATCTACAAGATAGCTCATATATGCAATATCCTGCATATCAAAAAAGTTATTCTTTCGATACAAATCACAAGCTGTGCTGTTTGCCCAAAGGTTAAATTCACGAAACGCCTGACGCTGCCACTCTTTAGCTTCCTCTGCAGTCAATCCCAGCAGCCTATAATCTATTTTAGGAGAAACCTTAAGACCAGCGCCTATAACATTGCTGCGCGAAGTATTAATAGCACTTGAACCAAGCGGAGAGTTACATACTAAATCTGCACTGCGGTTTCGTAAAGTTGCCAAATTTACATCAACATCTGCTTTAGTACTGGATTTCAAGGGATTATAGCCACGTAAAGTACTTCGTGTCCTACTGGCGCCGCCTTCTGAATAGCCGCTGTTCAATATTATTATTTTTTTATTATTTTCATTTCCCTCAGTAGGATGCCTGGCCTTAGCCGGTATTACTTTTTTACGTTTCACCATCATCTATCCTCCTAATCCCGCATAATAACTTGCTTTGTTCGATGCCCTCTTGGATACATTGCCTCATCCGTAGTCGCTCCTGCAGCAATAAGATCATTTATTTCTTTTCTTATTTCTGATAAATCAGCTCTCGTCAGCGTTCTATTGCCAATTCTGTAGCTTTGCCCTGCTACCAAAATAGACTGTTCTGCAGATAAATACTGCTTTAACCGTTCATTAAGTACCGTACTTGCCACTAATACTCCCCCCTCACACCTTTTCTAATGCAGCCGTAGCCGCCTTTAGGCTTGTTTTTCAGTTTAGACTTTACCGATTGTTCTTTGATTGCATTCGGGCTATTGATCAATTTTTCCAAAGCCTCGAAATCAGGATTTACGCTTAACATACATGCGAGGTTATAAACCCGCAGATCCAAAGGCTCGTTCCGTTTATCTTTAGCTATATTTACCCACTGATATACTAATACTCCATTTTTCCGACGAGGCTCTTTCGTTTCAGATATAAGGCCTTTAAAATAAAATTCATCGTAGCCGCGAGTTAGCTGTACAGTTACGCTATCACTCTTATCAAGCGGAAAATGAAAATATTTAGGTCCAGGCTCTTCAATCGATAACCGATCCATAACATATTGTTTGCCGCTATCTGTGCCAAGCATTACCAGCGGTATCGTATGTCCCCTTACGGTTTTAACCTTAACGTACTTATGCAATAACGGCACTCCTGGTGTCGATGAACCTTTTATAGCAAAACGCTGCCTTGCAAATCGCTTTTTACAGTACGCATAAACTTCTTTCGTGTAGTGGCCACCGGAATCGATAAACGCCCTGGCTACCAAAAGACCCTTACCTGACGCAAAGCGATATTCCTTATCCAACTGTTCGTCCAGCATATCCCACACTTTAGGTGTATCCGGCACGCCCAAAATAGTGCCCTTTTTTATTCCCCAACATTCTTCAGCCATTCCCCAGCCACAAATCTCATACTCGAGCCTGTTGTCTTGTACGTCAACGGCCGCTGTTAAAAGCAGTACGCCTTCCGGCAGCTCGGCGCCATAGTTTTCACGCCTGCGCATAAACTGATCATGGCTTTCAAAGTTTCCTTTACGTTCGTACGCTTCGCCAAAGCGGGTATTAACAACTACTTTTTCACGCTCTGGATCACCCTGTGCTTCGAGCCATTCCTGCATAACTTCTGCCCAATTTACCCAAGGCGATGCGAAGCAATTAACAAAAAAACTTCGTACTCCCTTTGCGAGAGCCGAAGTATTTTGTGGAATATATTTTTGCGGCGCCTGCCGCATCTCTGTCTCAGTAAAGCCAAAACCACAATCCGGACAACGCCAAATAACCGACTTAACGATAACATGCCTTGTTCCCTTTTTATCAACAGAACAGTCGTAGTCAGTATGCATATCCCGATGCGTGACTAAATGCCACTCTTCGCATTTTGGGCATTGATGCTGCCATTCTTCCTGAGTCCCTGTTATATACTCATCTTCGATTCGACTGTCTCCAGCATTAGTCGGTGTTGAGAATAGCCCCATTACACTGTCCCAAAATGTAGTCATACGTTTTGCAGCCAAGCCGACCGGATCACCTTCTGTGCCGGCGCTTTTTGGAAAGCGGTCAACTTCGTCTGCCAGCAGTATTTTTATCGGCTTACTGGCAAGACCGGCAGGACTGTTAGCACCCGCCATGATAAGTCTGCCGCCTGGAAATTGTTTAGAAAGGATAGTATTGCTGGCATCACGACTTTTTACGTCTTTAAAAATGTCTCTCAATACCTTTGTATCTCTGATCATCGGCGCTATACGTGATTTACTGTAGTCCTGTGATGTTTCAATAGTTGGTTGGATCATCATTATCGGTGCGGGCGCCAGATGTGCGAACCGCCCAATAACATTGTTCATGATATCAGACTTTCCAACCTGCGATGCGGTCTTGGCAACCACCCTAGTTATGCCTGGTTCAGTAAAAGCATCCATAATGGCTTTTTGGTATGGAGCACGATCTGTTCGCCACCGCCCAGGCTCTGCAGCAGCTTCGCCAGATATCATCCTATAGCTATCTGCCCATTCGGACACCGTTTGATCTGATAATGGCATCAATGACTGTTTTACTATTTTCTTGAAAAGATCAACTGTCTTCTTCATCACTAAATATCTCCGGATCATAATCGCTAAGCTCAGTTAACCTTGACTTTATTTCTTTAGAAAGCTCCGTCATAATAACACTTCTATTCTGATTTTCCAGTCTAGCAGCCATCTTAGCTGGTATGCCCAAAAGCTGACTCCGCAATTTAGATAACATGTCTGTCATCACTCTTTCGACATCTGCCGCATCATGCGACATATTTTGCTGCCGTGCCAATTCAAGTTCAGCTAATTTACGTTTTGCCGCTTCATGCAATGCTTTTTCAGACCAATAACCATCTTCATCCTTGCTGGCATATTTATTTTCATAAAACGAGGCTATTGACATTGTTAAAACGAAGTCTCCTTCTATTTCACGATGCAAAATTTCCTCATTTACCAGCTGATTTACACGTCGTTCGCTGATTCCTAACAATTCAGCAAGCTCTCTTGCAGAGCCACGTTTCAACATTTTAGCCACTTCTATTTTCACCGCCTGTCTACTACTGAGGGAAGGAAATAGTAAAAAATATTTTTAAATCTAAACCTTTTTCGGGGCTCGAAAGACCCGCAAGGCTCGCCACCCTCAGGAAGAACCTATGAAAATTCTCCCATAAATGAACATAAGAAAAGCGTCCACATTAGTGAACGCTTTAACCATTAAAACCGATTTTATATGCACTTCATATAAAAATGATATCCTCATCTATTAATCAATAAGATTTATTCGCATTTTCTTAAATCTTTTTTCATCTCAAAAAGTATCTCTTCTAACCACCACTTTATATGTATATATCCACCCTTCTTGTTTATTGTTTCGTTTAATATTTTTTCTATAACATCGATGAGTTTCTCTTCAACATTTCTATCAAAATATAATCTATGTTTCTCAAAATATAGCTGCAGCATTCTTTTTTTATTTTCTAATTTTTTACAATTAGATTGTTGAAAAAAACTATAATACGTTTGATTTAATCTATCAAACGTATTTTTTTTCTCATCTGTATAACCGTATAAAACCTCTTTTTCAAAATTACTTATTTCTAAATCATTAATCGCTATACTCCAATCTTTTTCATTCCAATAATATGGCAACTCTCTTTTATCTATTATTGTAGATTCCAAAAAAAGATATACTTCTGATAACCTTTTATACATTCCATGATAATATTTGGTTTTCTTATCATAAACACTAATATAATTATTTATATCTTTCTGTATAACATTTCTATATTTTTCAATCAATATGTCATTATTTTTTTCAATGGCACTATTTATTAACATCATTGAAATTTTGTAAATGACATATAAAATTACAATGCAAACAGTTAAATCAATAAAATCAAAATTAAATTTCTCCATTATCTGATTTATTAATCTAATTTGCAACAAATCAGCCATTAATTAATCACATCCCTATTAACTATAGCAATATTATATCACACTATTAAATCATAAACCTGCTCGTGTTTCTCGCTCACATGATCACCACCGCCTCATTATTTATGTTTGTTTCAACACATGAAAAAAGCACCCACAAACGTGAGTGCTTTTAAAAATTCATTATTTAATTACTGCTTTTTGCAAATAAGAAGCCTGCAACAAGCATTAGTAGTCCTTCTAAAAATTTTAAATCTATTGTCCTATTTTCATATATTCCAAATATAGTAAAACCACTCCAGGCGATTATCAAGAATACGCATGTACAAATGCCTGCATATACAGCTGCTTTTTTTTCATCTGTTCCGAATATTTTCCCCAATATTCCACCAGTCTGAGATTCATGATCTTTTATCGAGCTTAGTACATCTCCTTGTGTTTTTTCTGGCAGACATACAAAAGCGTCAGACTTTACACATTCTGTTATTTTATCTAAGGAATCATTTTGTCCATTTAGAGGCATTTCAATTTTCCTCCGAAAAAATAGTATACTCTATTTTTCTGGGGGAATCATCAGTCATTTTCTCAATCCAAAAATGAAAGTACACCTGTGTTTTTTTGCCCGTTTGGCCAACTTCAAAATAGCCAATATTTAGTGGTTTTTTAGTCCCTGTCCCGTTTTTAAAGTTAATGCATTCAAATACCAAAACATTTTCTTCAGCAAAGTTTTTCATTTCTCTTTTTCCATCATCCGTTGTTTTAAAAACAAGTTTGACTGCAAGATAATCTTTTGTATCTACTGAATTATTTATTCTTATAAAAACATCTGAATCCTTATCCCAAAAAATAACGGTGCCCGATTTTATTATATTTCTTCCTCCAGAAGAAATATTAAATTTAAAATCCATTTAATTACAATCCTCCTAAAAAAATATCAAGATATTTTTATTATACCACAAAAGCCGCCAACCATTACAGTTAGCGGCTTATTTTTACTTACACTTTTGCCTGCACATATTATATCACCTATTTGGCAACGTGTCTTGGCAATGTTTTTGCAGTCTACTTTGGCAATTACAACGCCTCAGCTCCGTAAAGTCTTAACGCCATCTGACGTATAAGCCGGCTCCTATTATACCTTACCGTTCTTTCAGCACAGGGGATTTGACCTGCGATTTCTTCATCTGAAGCTTTTTGAAAATACTTCATTGCAACCACCGAATAATACTCATCACTTTCTATTGCTTTTAAAGCTGCATTAATTTCGTCAATTTCTTTTTGATCACGCTGCAACTTTAGCTCAACGGTTAATATCTTTCCTGCCTGTTTTTCTTCAGGTGTAAGCCTAATGCCGTAATCACCACCAAAAGAAGTAATATCCTTCGACTTCTCTGTAATCTTTTCACGCTTTAGATCCTCAATGTCAAGCCTATACCTTTTGATATTCTCTAATAGCGTAGGATAAGCATATAAACGTGCTTCAGTCTGCTTATAGCAATTCCCTTTGCCCGTTGGCTTTGTAACTACCAAAACTGATTTTACGGCTTCTAATGCGGCTTCTTTTGCTGCACGCTTGATAAATTTATTGATTTCCTGCTCTGTCAATTAAAATCACCCCTCTGCCCGTAAAACATCTGCAGCAATATCTATCGCAGCACTTTCAGATTCGCTCAGCTGATGACCATGCTGCACCTGCCCTAACATACCGATCACGCTCCGAAACCGATTTTCTTTTACACAATTTACCCTGCGACAATAAACTTTATTCTCGCTTACTTGACGGCTCCACACGCATCCCTTACACTTATGTGCCAATTTAACCACGCTCCTTCAGTTCTTGATCTGCCAAAACTGATGCAATTACAAAGTAGCAGATTATGTCATCGATACTCTCCTGTACTTTGGCACCGGTCAGCCCGTTATTATAAACGTGTGCAATATGTTTCGCGGCATATGCTTTTAGCGCTTCATACTGCATCAAAAGGTCATTATCCCCATACATCAGTCTCGCGCCGGTCGTAAAATTCGCCAAGGGATCTTTGTCTGTTGAATACTGATCATTCTTGACCTCAAACATACCCTGTATATAATTCAATTTATTTTTTACTGCTTGTATAAATTCTTGTTCCGTCATTAGTCACTCAACTCCTGTTCTATATTGTTCGACCCTCGCTTTAACTGCTGCCAGCAATTCTGCCTGGCTGGCATCCTTATGCGCTAACGCCGCCATTACCTGCTCGTCCATAGTACCTTTAGTAACCAAATGGTGTATTATTACGGTCTGCTGCTGGCCTTGCCTGTATAGTCTGGCGTTGGCCTGCTTGTACTGTTCCAGGCTCCATGTAAGTCCAAACCAGACTATCGTGCTGCCGCCAGCCTGCAGATTCAGTCCGTAGCCGGCAGAAGCCGGGTGCGTAATAAGCATTTTTATCTTGCCTGCGTTCCAATCGTCGACATCTTCAGGCGTTTTCAGTTCTCTTGCATAATTGAACCATTTAAGCAACCTGTCCCGATCATGCCTGTATGCATAAAAGACCAGTATAGGATTTCCTGATTCTGCTATTTCTTTCAACGCCGCCAGCTTTTCATCGTGAATGTCTATAACGCCTTTGTTCTCATCATAAACAGCTCCGTTCGCCATCTGCAGAAGTTTGTTTGAAAGTGTTGCTGCGGTAGCAGCTGTAACATCACCCTCTGGAAGTTCTAAAACCAAAAGTCTTTCAAGCTCTTTATATCTGGCTCTTGCCCCGGTACCCATATCGACGCTGATCACATTGTCGATACGCTCCGGCAGGTCCAGCCAATCCGCTGCGCTCATACTGAAAGTAATGTCACTGATCGCTGAATATATCTCCTGCTCTGCTCCCGGTTTTGGCTTATAGGAATAAATCACATAACCATTGCTCTTGTCTGGAACAAACCAGCGATTACGGTACTCCGTTATTGTCCGTCCCAGCCTCTTGCCGCCATCCAGTAAATATATCTGCGCCCACAGGTCCATTAATTTGTCACCCGGTGTGCCGGTCAGCTCCAACACCTTCTCAAAATACGGCCGCACTTTCCGAAGTGCCTTGAATCTTTTTGCCTGATGATTTTTAAAGCTGCTGCTTTCGTCAAGAATAAGCATATTAAACATCTTAGGACGCCAGTGCAGCTGCTCCATAAGCCAGACCACATTATCCCGGTTGATAATATAAATATCGGCCTCGTCAGCCAGTGCCCGCCGGCGTTCGCTGGCTGTGCCCAATATCTTTGATATTCTAAGCTGCTGCGTGATATCCCATTTTTTGATCTCACTATCCCACGTACTTTCTGCAACCTTTTTCGGCGCCACGATTAGAACCTTAGACACCGAAAAGTAATCCCATAGCAGCTGCGTTATGGCAACGAGACTGCAGGCCGTCTTGCCAAGCCCCATGTCTAAAAAGAGTGCCAACGCCGGCAACTCCAGTATCTTTTTGATCGCAAACTCCTGATAGCTATGCGGCTTAAACACGTCAGCCATTATAATACCCCTCTTTTTTCCGCATACCTTACAGCAACCTCAATATCCCTACGGTCCTTTTTCATATCCTCACAAGCATCGTCAACATCCTCGTATGTTGCAACGTTAAAAACATTAGCGCCTTTATGCGCCATTTGCTGCATTACAACTTTTTGCAAAGGTCTCGGTGACTCCCCAGGCTTCTTTACTTCAGCAAAATATGTCAGCCCTATCACAAGATCGGTTTGTACCGGAATGGTTATTACCCGATCCGGCACACCTGCATTACCTGGACTCACGAATTTATAGGCCTTACCGCCCAGCTCTTTCACTCGTTTGCATAAATACCGTTCAACATCTTTTTCTGTCCTCTCCACAAGAACACTCCCTTCGCGGACATTTGTTTCGCAACAATGTCAACAAACTTTTTCCTTATACCTTATATATTTATATACTCTCTACTATTCCTTACGCGCGTATATACGTATATTTCATAAAATATCTTTATAGTATTATTTTTGTTTACTTTGTTGACGGCAAGAGCTTTCACCGCTTAATTACTGGACTTATGCCGTCAACACTTACCGTCAACAAAACTTTTTTACTGTTGACATTGTTCCCGCTCAACCTTGTTTTTTCTAAAAAGTGTTCTAACTTTTGTTGACATTGTTGACGGCATTCCCTTTAGCTCGCTAAAGTTTGTTGACGTTTCGTGTTTTTGTTGACGCCTCTGTTGACGCTAAATTGTCTTTCGCACGTAGGCTCTTTGCGTACCATACATTTTCCCAAATCGCAGACTACTCCGTGCCGGATCCCAGCCCTGCATATTTTGCATGATGCTGTTGATCTCTCTGGACATCAAACTATTAAGGTTCTTTGGGTCTCCTTTAAACACTTCGCACCATATCTCAAGCACACACACCTTATACCGCTGCACTCTACCGGGCTCAGTAAGTTCATCACTTTCCAAAAAATCCCGGCGCTCATACAGATCCAAACTATCCCAGTTCTCTGGCAGCAAAGTATCGAGGTATTCCCGCACCAGACCAACTTTCTCGGATTCCTCAGTATGCGCCGACTGTGCTTTAGCGGCTTC